GATAAAAGGGGTGTTTGGTGACATTCGAGTAAGAGCAGGTACAGGTATTTATATCAATTTAGATATAGGGGATATAGTACTGAATAATAGAATGTGGGTAGAAAAGGTCAAGCACACTTTTGAACAAAATTTACACACAATGGATTTGATACTAAAAGGCTGGGAATTTGTAGAGTAGGGGGGATTGATTATGGCAAAAGAGGAACAGTTTTTAAAACTGATAAAACAGGCAGCACTTGAAGCAGTGTGCAATAGCAAGCCTTGTGATATTTACATTGGAGTAGTAACAAGTGAAAGTCCCCTTAACATACAGATAGACCAGAAAATAACGCTTACAGAGGAATTTTTATTACTCACCAGGAATGTCACGGATTATATTATTATTATGGGAGTAGACCATAAAACAGAATCGAAACTAGGCGGTAGTTGTTCAGAGCATTGTAGAGAACACGTTCATGATTATGTAGGAGAAAAAGAATTTTTAGTCAAAAACCATTTACAAGAGGGTGAGAAAGTTTTACTTTTGCAACTGATAGGTGGTCAAAAGTTTGTTGTATGGGATAGATTGGGGGAGGTGTAATAATTGTTTTTAACACAAACGGACATAATAAATGCGAAATTGCTTGCCGAAGGCGTACAAAATGAAAGCGATATACTAAAATACATTATATATGATGATATAGATTGTGAACAAAAAAGACGTATGCAAAAGGGGGAAAGGTATTACAATGGAGAACATGATGTGCTACAAAAAGACTTTACAAGTTCAAAATTACTTGAAACCAATGAAGAAACACAACAACAAAAAATTACCACTTTTCGCAATGTCAATAGGAGTAATCACAAAAATATCAATGCTTTTTTGAAAATACTGATAGACCAAAAAACAGCTTATTTAGTAAGTAAAGAACCGACTATAAAAGTAACAGGTGCAGAACAAAACAACGAAAAAAAAGAGTATGAAATGATGTTGTCGAACTTTGCAGATGACGCATTTAATGAAATGTTGCAAGACTTGGTAACAGGTGCAAGCTGTAAAGGATTTGAAGCACTTCATATTTATTATAACCCAAAAGGGGAATTGCAGTATTGTATTGTACCAGCAAATGAAATCATAGCAATATATGATACCAATAACCAAAAAGAGTTGTTAGAAGTCATACGATATTATGATATTGTAGTAGTGCAAAATGGACAAAAATATATCCGTAAAAAAGTAGAGTGGTGGACAAAACAAGATGTCACATATTACATAGAAAAAGAAGGACAATTATTTGTAAAGGATACTTCTGTATCCGTCAATCCTTCTCCACATTATTGGGATATAACAACAACAAACCAATTTCACAAAGAAAAACAAGGGCATAGCTGGGGGCGAGTACCTTTTTTGTTGCTCAAGAACAACAGAAATGCAACGACTGATTTAGAACATATCAAAGGATTGATTGACGCCTATGACCTAATTTCTAGTGAGGGTACAAACAATTTGTTAGATTTGGTTGAATTGTACTGGGTAATATACGGCTATGGTGGCGATGAAGCAAGCACTGTAATGAAAAAATTGCAGATAAATAAAGCAGTAAACATGATGGGGTCAGGTGGCGACGGCAGGGTAGAAGCAAAACAAGTAGAACTTCCTGTTACTAGTAGATTGGAATTTTTGAAAATGTTGAGAAAGGATATTTTTCATTTTGGTATGGGCGTTGATACAGATAGTGACAAATTTGGCAATGCGCCAAGTGGTGTTAGCTTAAAATTTCAATATACATTACTCGACCAAAAAGCAGGAAATATGATTGCAAAGCTGAAAAAAGTCATAAAAGAATTGTTGTGGTATGTGACGGAAGATTACAACAGTAAAAATGATACACAGTATAATTCAGATGATATACAAATTGACATCAACAAAAATATCATTACAAACGATGTAGAAATTGTCAATATGATACAGTCTAGCAAAGGTATTGTATCTGATAAAACACTTGTAGGTATGCATCCATTTGTCAGTGACGTCAATGCAGAATTACAGGAACTGGAAATACAAGAGCAAAAAGAGCTAGAAAAGTTTGGTGATAATTATGTCACAAAATGAGTATTGGGAAAAACGATTTTTACTACTGAATGAGATGTTATTAGACAAAGGGGAACAATATATAAACCATTCTGTACAAAATTATGTAGCCGTAATAATGGAGTTAGAAAAACAAATCAATCATTTTTATGCCCGTTTTGCTCAAGAAAACAATATCACATTACAACAAGCAAAATTACTTTTAACAAGCGAACAAAGACAGGCATTTCAAATGGAATTGAATGATTATATCAAATATGGACAGCAAAATGGACTAGATGAAAAATGGATAAAAAAGCTCGAAAATGCCAGTACACTTCACAGAATTACAAGATTACAGGCAATCGAATTTCAAATACAGCAACAGATAGAAAAGCTAGAAACCCAAAAAATACAAGAGCTGAAAAAAGTCTTAAGTAATATATACAAAGATGGCTATTATAGGACAGCCTATGAAATACAGAAAGGTACAGGCATTGGGCAAGCATTTAGTAAAATTGACCAGAATAAAATTGACAAAGTGCTTGCAAGACCTTGGGCACCAGACGGCAAAAACTTTTCTGAAAGGATATGGGGGAAAGATAGGACACAACTCGTGTATCAGCTTGAAACTCGCTTTACACAAGGCATTATTCGAGGGGACGCCCCTCAAAGAATTATCAATGACATGAAAAAGACGCTCAATTCTTCACAGAAAGCAACAGAAAGACTTGTAAGGACAGAAAGCGCCTTTGTGACATCGGCGTCGCGATTAGAAAGTTTTGCAAAAATGGGTGTCAAGCAATATCAATTTTTAGCGACATTAGATTTGAATACCAGCGAAATCTGTAGAAATATGGACGGCAAAGTGTTTGACCTAAAAGACGCTAAAATAGGGGTTAATATGCACCCTCTACACCCGAATTGCAGGAGTACAGAAGTCCCTTATATCAAAAATAGATTTACAGAAGGTGACGAAAGGGCAGCAAGAAATAAAGAAGGAAAAACATATTATGTCCCTGCCGATATGACGTATCCGGAATGGCACAAGACCTTTGTAAAAAATGACACTGAATGGCTGCTACAGGAACAGAAACACAAACATTATAATGTGGATAAAAAACAGTATAAAGAATATAAGAGCATTTTCGGTGAAAAGGCGGTAGGCACGTTTGACAATTTCCAAAATATTAAGTATACTAATGTGGAAGAATGGAATAATTTGAAACAAAAAAGAAGGGACGCATTGAAAAATACATCTAATAAAAGTAAGCCTTTTGTACCTGCAAAAACGATTAAAGAAGCAAATGACTATGCAATGAATGTATTAAATATTAAAATGGCGTCTTATAAAGGAGTAGATATTACTACTGCTAATGAATGGAATAAAGGATTAAAAGACGCATTTGACCGTTTTCCTGAATTAAAACAAAATTTTGGTTTTGTAGGAGAATGTCATGAACGTAATGTAGCAATGGAAAAAGCACTACAAGAGCAATACCTAAATGAATTAACTACAAAATATCCAAAAATGGGCAAGCAAAATTTAATAATGATTGCTGAAAAAAAAGCAAAAAAACAAATAAAAGCCTATTCTATAGAACCCGATGTTGGTGCAAAGAGTTTTAGTCCACCTTTTGGTCATTATTTATATAATTTTAGAGGTGTAACAGTAAATGGAGAATTAGGCAAAAATAGTACTCATTTTATAGAAAGATTAACAGCTACTGTAAAAAATAAATATCACCCACTTTACTGTAATACAATACGTTCTGCACTTGACCATGAAGTAGGACACCAATTAGATATTATGCTTGCAATTTCTGAACAACAAAATATTCAAAAACTTTTTGATAGTATGAATCATGAAACTATGACAAATGAATTATCTCAATATGCTTGGGATAATAAAAGCAAAAAGAAGTATGCAGAATTTATAGCAGAAGGCTGGGCAGAATATTGTAATAATCCAAAACCACGAAAAGTTGCAAAAGAAATAGGAAAAACTATAGAAAGAAGGTATTCAGAATGGATAAAGCAAAATTCATAAAAAAAGCAAAAGAATATGAATATTCTGATAAGGAAATTGATGAAATGATACAAGATTATGAAGAAGATTTAAAAAATGGAATAGATATTGACCCTTCTATTTTTTTAATAGATAGAAGAGGTGTAATAGAAACAAGTTTTCCTGTTCCATCATTTAATTCATAAGTAAACCATCAGACCTGAACAAGTCATAAAACTGTTCTTTTTTTATGCTAAAAAAAGGGGGTATAATATATGGCTGGGATACAAACATCAATACAGCTTTTTGACAGAATGACGCCCGTACTGCAAAGTGTCACAAATGCGCTTAATATTACTATCAGCCATTTTGAACAAATGCAAAGGGTATCAGGCAACAGCATAAACACTACATCATTGCAGTCTGCAAGACAAGAGTTGCGCAATGCAGAAGCGGTTGTTGTTGAGATGGAGGAGGCATTTCGTAGCGTTAGTAGAACGGGTGCAGAAGTGAGTAGAAGTATTGACAATGTAGGTTTTCGTGCAAACATTGCAGGGCAAACAGCAAGTCAGGCATTTCAGACAGTGCAGCAACAACAAAGTAGTATAGCAGCATTGGCGGGGACGTCTGAAAATGCTATTTCACAGATAACAGAAGCAATACAACAACAAACAAATGAAATTATGACAATGTCGGAAGCAATTTATCAAGCTACAAACAGAACTACAGAAAGCACACAACGTCAAAATCAGCAACAGCAAAGGCAAAACCAACAAGTAGGACTGCTGCAAAGAGCTTACAGACGTGTAAGGACTGAAGTGACATCATTTGTACAAAGTCATGAAAGGCTTAACAGAATAGTGCAAACAACAGTAGGTCAAAATACTCTTTTAGGCAGGAGTATCCGTACTGCTTGGCAATTTCAACGAAATTTAACAAATGAAGCAAGAAATACAGTATCTGCTATACGCAGGGCAATCACAGCACAAAACGGTTTTAATCATGCAACAGGTAATTTATTGGGTTCACTAAAAGGGATAGCAGGGGCATATTTATCGTTTCAAGGCATTAGAATGGTAGGGGATTTGTCGGACAATGTTACTTCTGTATTATCACGATTGAACTTAATTAATGATGGCTTACGTACCACACAAGAGCTATCAGATACTATAATGAAGTCGTCTTTTGAGAGTGGTGCAAGTTTTTTAGGCACCGCTGAATCTATTGCAAAAATGGGTTTAAATGCTCGTTCTGCATTTCAAAACAATGATGAACTCATAGCATTTATGGAGCAAGTCAACAAGACATTTGTACTAGGCGGAGCATCGGCTGAAGAACAATCTAATGCCATGATACAACTGTCACAGGCAATGGCGGCTGGAGCATTGAGGGGAGAGGAACTCAACTCTATACTAGATGGTGCGCCTGGTATTGCTCGAAACATTGAAAAATATATGGGTTGGGCAGAAGGTTCTATTAAGAGTTATGCAGAAAACGGTGAAGTAACAGCGCAAGTTGTGAAAAATGCAATGTTGAGTATGGCTGAAGAAACAAACGAAAAATTTAACAGTATGCCTACTACAATTGCTAGAACGTTCAACAACATTAAAACACTTGCAATAAAGGCTTTTACACCTGTTTTACAGGGTATCAATGGACTTTTTAACAATCAAAATGCGGGGCAAATTGCATATAATTGGGGTGGTGTTTTCCAATATATTGCAGATAGGGCAAGTGTTACAATAGAAAAACTGAAAAATATAGTCAATAGTGAAGCATTTCAAGAGTTTTCAATAAGCATTATGACGGTAATTTCGGCAGTAGGGGCAGTGATTACTTGGGTATTTGACCAAATTGTAAACGCTTTTGACTATGTGGTAGAACACTGGGAAGAAGTCAAACCTATTTTAACAGGTATAGCCGTTGCATTAGGCGTTGTTACAGCGGCACAATGGGCATTAAATATTGCTATGAGTTTAAACCCTGTTACATTAGTTATTGCAGGAATTGTATTGTTAATAGTACTGTTGTATAAAGTAGTTAACCGTATCAATCAAGTCAAAAATACAAGCATTTCTGCAACAGGTATTATTGCAGGAGTATTTGCAGGTATGTATGCAGTAGTAAAAAATGTTGTTGCAGCCGTATGGAATACCGTGGCAATTGTGATAAATTTTATCTATAACTTTTCGCAAAATAAAGTTGCAGCGCTTAAAGTGCTTTTTTTGGAATGGTCAGAATGCGTACTATCGCAAATACAAACAATTATACAAGCCATTAGAAGTTTAGCTGACCATATTCCCAATATTCCTATTGTTACAACTGGTATAGAAAAAGCAGACGATTGGTTAACAAATCAAAGAAATAAGTTGAAAGAAATGGCAGAAAATATAAAAACAGAAGCGGGATTTAAAGACCTTTTGCCTAAAATGGAATTTGAAGATGTCGATAAAACAATAGAAGAAGCTTACAATAAAGTAGCAAAGTTTGCGAGTGGCATAGAAGAAATGTTGGAAGAATTTGACCCGTTTAAGGGGGTTGATGGCATTGGTGATAAAATGGATGAGCTACTTAAAAATGTACAAGATATATCACAAAATACAAAAGACATCAATAGCAATTTAGAGATGGACAAAGAGGATTTGGAATTTTTGCGAACGGTAGCAAATATCAAGTACGGCGATAAATATGTTATACCACAAGTCAATATAGAAATGACAAACAACAATACAATACAAAAAGAAATAGATTTAGATGGATTTTTTGATAGAAAAGTAGAAGAAATGAGCAATATACTACAGATGTCGGCGGAAGGAGTGCATATATAATGTATCAATACTATATGGATGGTATATTACTTCCCGTTGCACCTTCGTCTATGGATACCAAAATTATCAACAAAAATGATGTCATTACTTTACTGAACGGGGAAGAAATCAATATTATAAAATCACCAGGATTAACAGAAATCACATTTGCTGTGTTGTTAGTTAATAATAAATATCCCTTTAGTGAGGGTTCACAGTATGCGCAATATTATTTGGATTTATTTGAAAGGTTAAAATTATCTCAAACCCCTTTTTTATTTTTGGTAATCAGAACAGATGATAGTGGTAATGTAATCTATAAAGGGGAAAATACGGAAAATAACGAAAATTACTACACCATAGAGGACTACACAATAAAAGAAGACGCTGAGGAATATGGTACAGATTGTGCAGTAGAATTATCTCTCAAACAGTATCGTCATTATCATAGTGCAACCGGGAAAATACAGTTAAAACAAAATGGAGAATCTGCAACGCTCACAACACAAAGAGAAACAACTACAAAAAAAATTGCAAAGAGTTATACAGTCAAACAAAGTGACACATTGTGGAATATTTGTAAAAAAGAGTTAGGTGACGGCTCAAAATATCAACAGATAGCAAAAAAAAATGGCATTATCTCTCCGAATAACATACAGATAGGTCAGGTAATACAACTAGAATAGGAGGTTAAAATATGTTGCCACAAAATAATAACTTGCTTAACAATGGTATTGATGTCATGAAATATAATTCTAAAACATATCATATTGATTTTCAAAACGATGTCATAAAGGGTATGACAGATGGCATAGATGCACTAAAACAAGCTATCTTTTTGATACTAAGTATAGAAAGGTATGATTATATTATTTATAGTTGGAATTATGGCATTGAGTTAAAAGACTTATTTGGTAAACCTACTACATATGCTTGTGCGGTATTACCTGGTAGAATCAAACAGGCACTCATGCAAGACGATAGAATACAAAATGTAAGTGATTTTGTGACAAATGCAGAAGGGAATAGCGTTTCAGTACATTTTACAGTGCAAAGCATTTACGGAGAATTTGAACAGGAGGTACAGTATATTGTATGAACATATGACTTTTCAAAAAATATTAAAAGATATGCTTGACAGAATACCAGAAGGACTTGACAAAAGAGAGGGAAGTGTACTATATAATGCACTTGCGCCCACAGCGATAGAATTACAAAATGCCTATATTGAAATGGACACCATACTAGATTTGACATATATAGATACCACAGAGGGCATATTTTTAACCAAAAAGTGTCGCGAAAGGGGGATAGAAAGACAACAAGCGTCGAAGTCAATACGAAAAGGTGTGTTTAATATAGATGTGCCTATAGGTAGTCGATATTACATTGACGGCTTGCATTATATTGTTACAGAAAAAATAGAGCAAAATATATTTAAACTGCAATGTGAAGTAGCTGGTGAACAAGGCAATCACAGCATCGGTAAAATGATACCTGTAGAGTATATACCAGAATTAACTAGTGCAATGCTTACAGATGTGCTAATACCAGGGGAAGATATAGAAAGCGATAAGAGTTTACGACAAAGATATTATGATAGTTTATATGGTTATGCTTTTGGTGGTAATATTGCAGATTATAAACAGAAAGTTGGTAAAATGCAGGGTGTTGGTGCTGTAAAAGTATACCCTGTATGGCAGGGTGGGGGTACAGTCAAAATTGTAATACTATCATCTGAATATACAACACCATCACAATATCTAATAGATACCGTGCAAACAGCTGTTGACCCTGTACAAAATCATGGCGAGGGGCTAGGGATTGCTCCCATCGGGCATATTGTTACGGTTGTTGGTGCAGGGCAAACGGTTGTTGACGTGAGTACAAATATTACTTATCAAAATGGCTATGGTTTCCCAAATATACAAAACGCTTTTGAAAAAGCGATTGATGAATATTTTCAAGAATTAAATCAGTCATGGGAAAATGAACAAAATATTGTCGTGAGAGTGTCAAAAATTGAGTCGAAAATACTGGATTTAGAGGGTGTGATTGATGTGAATGATACTACACTAAATGGACAACAAAAAAATGTTGTTATAGAAAGTGATAATATTGTCATAAAGGGAAATATATTGTAAGGGGTGGTAACAATATCACGCAATGTAGATTTAAAGCAATATTTACCAGAAGTCATAAAGCACAACAGAGAATTTGAAGCATTACACAATGCACAAAATTCACAAATTCATGCCATATGGCAAGCATTAGAAGTGGTTTTTAACAATGAATTTTTAGAAAGTTTAACAGAATACGGTTGTCAAAGATGGGAGGGCATACTGAACATCATACCTCAAAAATCTGAAACATTAGAAAGCAGACGCAAAAATATATGGATACGATTCAATGAAAATTTGCCTTATACATGGAAAAGGCTTGTCAAATTGATGGACGCTATATGCGGTGAAAATGGGTATACCATGGAATTATATCACAATGAGTACTTTTTAGATGTTTCTGTAAAACTGACAGAACAAAATTTAAACGGTCACATGATAAAACAAATTGTGGAAATGTTTCAAAGGGTACTACCTGCTAATATTGCTTATGAAAAGAAATTCAATTATGAAAGCGAAAACGCTGTTGTAAAAGTGGGTAGTTTTACAACAATAGCGCAATATATAGATGTATTACCTTATATGCCTACAGAATATCAAAATAATTGTAATATATTTACCGCTGGTGTGATTTGTGTGGGTATTCATATGGAAATAAAAGAGGGGTGAGCATATGCAAAAATATTATAGTGTTGTAACAGATATAGGAGAGGAATTACTTGCGAAGGCAGTACAAGAAAATAAAAAATTAAATATTGTATCTCTTGCTGCAGGTGACGGAAATGGAGCATTTTACAAGCCTACAAGTGACATGACAGCATTAAAAAAAGAATGTTGGAGAGGTGCTATTAAAAGTTATGAAATTGACAGCATATCAAAAAATGTCATAAAAGTAAGCGGTGTTGTCCCTAGTGATGTCGGGCGTTTTGTATTGAGAGAACTTGCACTATTTGACGATAATGACAATATGATTGCGGTAGCAAATGCACCAGATTTATTGAAAGCAGTGCTTGAGGAGGGTGCGCTTACGGAAGCTGTGGTATATATGAGAGTTGCTTTCAGTAATACAGATGTTGTTCATATACAAGTCAATTCTAGTGTAATATATGCCACAGTGCAGGACTTAGACGCACACAAAAATGATGAAAATGCGCATCAAGAGTTGTTTTCACAAAAAGTAGATAAAAGCAAATTTACAGGTGAAAATATAGGCACAATGCTAGAGGAGGCAGGTTGGCAAAGTGGCAGTGATATGACAGAAGAATTAAATGCAAAAGCAAATAAAGATTTGAGCAATGTAACAAAATCGGATTTTGACAATAAATTGATGATAAATGACAACATTATTTTGGGAAATGATAAGCTAGAGCATATTTTAACAGGAGAAAATAATATAGGAATTGGAAAAAATGTTTTTAAAAATATCAATTATGCATCAAACAATATTGCTATAGGCTATTTTTCTCTTGAACAAAATATAAGTGGTAGCCGTAATGTTGCGATAGGACATAATACATTAAAATGTAATGAAGTTGGATTAGGAAATCTTGCGATTGGAGATTCTTCGCTAGCAAAAAATACAGATGGAAATAATAATGTTGCGATTGGGGAGTCTGCACTAGCATATAACACAACAGGAACGCACAATGTTGCAATAGGACATGGAGCACTAGTAGCAGTTGAAACCCATTCAAATTGTGTTGGAATTGGTGCAAATTCTTCTGTTACTGGTTCTAATCAAATGCAATTAGGGGATACACTCATCACTATATACACACAAAATGCAATACAAACCCGTTCAGATGCACGTGACAAAATGGATATACAAAATACAGTATTAGGGTTAGACTTTATCAAAAAGTTGATACCTAGACAATATCGTATGAATAGCAGAGAAGCGTATTTTGAAAAAGGGCAAAAAAGAGATTTTTCAGCACAAAATGATGGTAGCAAAGCAGGAAAACGATTTCATCAAGGATTTGTTGCGCAAGAAGTCAAAGCGGTAATAGATGAAATAGGTATTGATTTTGCAGGGTATCAAGACCACAAAATAAACGGCGGTGAGGACGTACTTTCACTAGGCTATACAGAATTTATTGCACCGATTGTCAAAGCAATACAGCAACAACAGCAAATGATAGAACTGTTAGAACAAAAAATTGATAAACTGGAACAAAAAATAAATGCGGAGGTGTAACATATGGCAGAAAGAAAGTATTTTGCAATACTGACAGATATTGGACAACAAAAAGTTTCGGCATTTGCTTCTGGAGGGGAAAAAGTAAATATTACAGCGTTTGTTGTAGGGGACGCGAATGGAGAATATTATACTCCTACAACAGATATGACAGCGATAAAAAATGAGGTATGGCGGGGCGTTGTGTCAAGTGCAGATATTGTAAAAGACGCACAAAAAGTCATGCGGGTCAGCACTGTCATACCTGCAGAAGTGAATGGCTTTATTGTAAGAGAAACGGGTTTGTATGATGAAAGCGGTCAGCTTATCGCAATAGGAAATACACCTCCTATGCCTAAAGTGATGTTAGAAGAAGGGGTATCAACAGAATTAGATTTGTCTATGCGATTTGCTGTCAAAAATACAGAAGCGCTTACATTTCTTACAGACCCCCATACTGTTATTATGACAAAAGATATGCTTGATACCCATGATGTGGATGATAATGCACATAAAGAGTTGTTTGCCCAAAAGGTTGATGAAACAAAACTCACAACAGAATTAGCAAAAAAAGTAGATGAAACAAAATTCACAACGGAATTAGCAAAAAAAGCAAATACCAGCCATAGCCACAATGTGAATGATATTACAAATGGCACAATGCCTATTGCGAATGGTGGTACAGGTGCAACCATAGCAAGTACAGCATTATCAAATTTGGGAGGTTTTCCGACTGCAGGCGGTACAATAACAGGTAATACCACAATACAAGGAAATTTAACATTAAAAGGTTTGAATAGCAATTATGGCAATAAAATCAATTTTGGTGATGGGGATTATGTAC